GCAGGCTGTCTTTGGAGGAGTACCGCACCACCTATCTCCAAGTCCCCAAGATTATCAACCGCAAGCCCGTGTTCGTCAGTGAGACGGTGCGTGATGAACTGGACAGGATTGTCCGCTACCTCGGTGGAAAGGGCATGAGCGCATCCGGACTTATCGAGAACCTTGTCCGCCTACATCTCGATGCATACCGGAATGACATCGAGCAGTGGCGCAAACTCTGACGGGATTACGGTGGAACCGATTGAGCCGTTAGATGCACTTCATCGGTTCGACCGATACACAAAGTGAGTTATTACACTCGGAAATCAATCCGACAAGCGGAGGATTTTTGTGTCCTCAAAGACACAGCAAGATATATTTTCAGTTACCCGAATAATTCTAAGTAACTGAAAATGCCTTCACCGCCG